AGGCGTGACGACACACATGCGGGCGCTGTTCGGATCGCGGTTGCTCTATATCCTCGGCGTAGCCAATCCGAACGAAGCGAACCGCGAATTGATCTTGGCGTGTTCTGAGGTGGTCGCATGAGCGCCTCGATTCGATGGAACGGATTGGACGAACTACGTGAGGAGCTCAGGAACCTTCCGGAGGTGTTGGCCCAAGAGGCGAGCGGCATCGTCCAACGTGCGGCCGGTGATGCCGCCCAAGAGATCCGCGCAGGCTATCAGGACCATCGGCGCACAGGAAAACTCGCGGCGGGCGTCAAGGTGGAGTCCAAAGGGATCGGGCCATTCGGGACGGCCTTGGTTGTGAAGTCGACCGCCAAACATGCGGCGCTGTTCGAGATCGGAACACAGGCTCGGCATACCAACATCGGGGCGAATCGCGGATCCATGCCGCCCGGAAAGATATTTGTTCCGGTCGTTGTGAGAAAGCGCCGAGCGATGTACGAGCGCCTGAAGGAGTTGCTCGTGCGGCACGGGGCGAAGGTCAACGGCAATGCCTGATTCAACAGCCATCGATCAAGCGTTGATCGCGAAGCTGGGCGCCGACGTGACGCTGTTGTCATACATGCCTAACGGGCCGCATTGGGAGGAGTCTCCGTCAGGCTCCACAAAGTTCGTGATCGTATCGATGGTCGACTCCGTCGACGAGGCGGTCTTCGGCGGGCGCGCGATCGAGTCAGTGCTCTACATGGTGAAGGCGGTAGGGCGGTCTGATAAGAACCCGGACATGGTGGCGGCGGCGGCACGCATCGATGCGTTACTCGAAGATCAACCGCTCACGGTCACGGGCTACAGCTGGATGACGGTTCACCGCGAAGGCCGCATCCGCACCACGGAAGTGGATGACGTCAACCCGGACATCCGCTGGCAGCATCGCGGCGGGTTCTACCGGGTTGAGATGAGTCTCACGTAACTGGACACGACTAGAACAGGAGCACAGCATGGCGATTCTCACAGGGCGTTACGGGCGCGTGGCCTTCGATAGTGATGCTGGCTCGCCGACGACGGCGGCCGAGATCGCATCCATCAATGCGTGGACGGGCGATTTCAAGACGGAGTACGAAAACGTCGCGTGCTTCGGCGACGAAAACAACGTCTACCTCCCTGGCCTGAAGGATGCGCAAGGGACGTTCAGCGGCTTCTGGAACAGCGTGGAGCGGACCTTGTTTACGGCCGCCGATGCGACCTCGCCTGGCTTCCTGATGCTCACGCCGAACGAGTTTGACGGCAGCGGCACACCGCTCGATGCGCCGTTCTGGTCCGGTCTGGCCTACATGGATGCCAGTATCGCGTGCAGTTTGCAGGCGCCGAAGGTCACCGGCAGTTGGAAAGCCGCCGGACCGTTCCGTCTGTCGCCTGTCGGCGTGTAACACGGCGTGTTCCGTGACATCACGCTTCGTGGGGCGACGGCTCCAGGGGATCCGGTCTCGGCCGCGATCCTCTGGGGCTATCGTCCCGCGGCGCAATTGAAAAGCTGGAGCATCGTCCGGACGAAGAAGAAGGGCGAGTGGGCATTCGCGGCGACGAGTGACGCTATCGAAGCGTTTCTCATCCGGCAGGAACCGTTGTATTTCGCGGCCCCTCGGAAGACGGGCGGATTTTGGATGTGGCCGGTTAAGAGCAAAGTGCAGTGCGTGGGAACGAACCAACTCAGGGCGACTCTTGGGCAACCCGAATATTAGGAGACGAGTCATGGCTGTAGTCATTCCGGAATCCGTACGGATCCCGCTCCGAGATGGACAGTGGATTGAGGTGCGCAAGCGCCTCAGTTATGGCGAGGCGACGAAAGCGCGCGCGAAGGCGTTTACTAAGGAACTCGGATCGAAGGGCCAACTTCAGGTGGACATGGAACAGATCGGCAAGATCCAGATCATGTCCTATCTGCTGAATTGGTCGCAGACCTTCAACGGCGAACCCATCCCGATTCACACGCCCGAACTCCTCTCCTCAGCCTTGGATAACCAAGACGAAGAGACGGTAAACGACATCACCGAAGCGATCACGGCGCATATCGAGAAAGCGAAAGCCGAAAAAAACGGCCAGGCTGGCGAGAAGAAATTGCCACGACGCTCGCCGTCTGCCGCGTGATGGGCTGGACCTGGGACGAGACGCGGAACACTCCGGACGAGGTGATCGACGTGTTGCTGGACGAACTGGAAGCCGCGAAAGTCGCGTCTGAGGCGAGGGACTAGATGGCCATTTCCGCGACCTTCGTCGCAGATTTCAGCTCGTGGAAATCGGCGGTCGATGCCGCGACGACACAACTGCGCGGTTTTCAAACCGGTGCGGCGCAAGTCGAGAACTCGCTGAAACGCGTGGCGGATAGCTTCTCGGGTCGCAAGATTCTCTCTGAAGCTACGCTGGCCGTAAAGGCGGTCGGGGATCTCGGCGGCGTGGCAAAGCTGACGGAACGAGAGCAGGCACGGTTGAACGCGACGCTCACCGAGGCCGTTGCGAAATACAAAGCGTTAGGACAAACCGCACCGAAGGCGCTCACGGACATGGAGCACGCGACGCGGTCGGCCGATCAGGCCACTAGTGGGTTTGGCGGCACGATCGCGGGCCTCGGGAAAAATATTCTCACGACGGCCGCGGGTTTCTTCACGGCACAAGCCGCGTTCGCAGCGGTGAAGTCTGCGATCAGCGCGCTCGGCGATGAACTGAAAACGCTCACGCTTCACGGCGCGGCCGTGGCTGACGTGAGCGAGAACTTTGAACATCTCACACAGACATCTGGACGTCTGGGAACGACGCTGCTCGGGTCGTTACGCGAGGGCACGCACGGCACGATCGCGGACTTCGACCTCATGAAACTCGCGACGCAGGATTTAGCTGCAGGACTCAACCTCACTGATCAGCAATTCGGCACGCTCTCAAAGGGCGCGTTCGCGTTGGCGCAAGCGACAGGCGGGGATGTCGCGACCGCGTTGGAGACGATGAACGACGCCATGTTAACCGGGCGCACGCGAGCCCTTGCGTTGTTGACAGGCAAGATCGATCTTGAGAAAGCGGAGACCAACTTCGCGAAGTCGCTTGGGGTCACGCGCGAGCATCTCAGCGAAGAGGGCAAATTAGAAGCGGCCAGAGCGGCGATCCTCGCAGGTGTTGGAACGGCGATCGAACGCCTCGGCGTCCAGACGGACGGCCTAGATGAAAAGGTCGCGCAAGCGCAAGCGGCCTGGGCGAATTTCCAGAACGAACTTGGGCGCACGGTCGCTACCTCGCCAGTCATTATGGCGGGGCTTGACGGTATTTCCGATGCGTTGACCGAGGCCTTTGGCACTGACAAGAGCGCACTCGTTAAGTCCATAGCGATGGCGATCGACGATGCGGCGATTGCGGTCATTGGCTTTGCGAAGGCCGCGATCTCAACAGCCGGATTTGTGGTCACCGAATGGTACGCCGTTAAAAAAGTCTACGGCGACGTGCGGCAGGTGATTGACGGCTTAGCGTTGGCCACATTGTATCTGGGCAAAGCGCAACTCGCCTTGCCGAATGCCGTCGGGATCGGCACGGCGGCATGGAAGAAAAACGATGAGGCGATTCAAGGTCTGCTCGTCAGTATGAAGGCGCGCGGTGCGCAATTGCAGGCCGATGATGCTGCGCAGAAAAGTGTCACCGGATCCACCAAGGTTTATATCAGCGCGCTCGAGAAAGTCGAATCGTCCATGAAAGCCGCAAAGGTCAGCACGGCGGCGCATGCCGTCGCCGTGCTAAGCGGGACGACGGCATTGGGAACCGCCAGTATTGCGATGGGCGCGCACACGAATTTAGTAAAAGAAGACACCAAGGCTATGACTGCTCGCGCGAAGATCGTAGTGGAACGCTTCGCCATCGAAGCGAGAGCTGCGGACGCACTACGGCAGGCGAGAAAGTATTTCGCCGACGAAGAAGAGAAAGCCTTCGCGGCGAGCCATAAAGTGCTGACCAAAATCACCGAGGACTATTACAAAAACCAGGAAGAGATCGCGTTTGCGACGAGCAAGAACATTTTGCAGAACAGGGTCAAAGACTTTGAGCGGATGAACGAAGAGATCCAGACCGCGTTGTCGGTCGGGGCGAAGGTCAAGATCGGCCCATCGTTTGCGCAAAATTTGTTTGAGGGTTTCGGCCCCACCATCATTCGTGCGTTTGAAGGTGGAGGGAATGTGCTGAAGAGTATTGGTGCCACGCTCGGAGGCAACCTCACGCAGCATATCTTCGGCAAGGATTCTGGGATGTCCCAGAAGATTATGTCCACGTTCGGTCCCGCGCTCGGCGGGGCGTTTAATGCCTTGCTGCCTGGGATCGGGGCGCTCGCGGGTCCGCTCCTCGACAAACTGGCGGGACTCTTCGCTGGCATCTTCGGTGGCCCGAGCGGAACAGAACGGGAAGGACGGAGCGCAGCGGATGCCTTCCGCGCATCCTTGGCCTCCACGCTGGACTGGCAGAAACAGATCGAAGTCCATCAACTCGTGGCCGCTGGGAACTCTGAGAAGTGGGCCACGACGGTCGTCGCGTTACGTGAGGCGTATCTCAAAGCTGGGCATTCGGTCGACGAAGCCTTAGACGCCACAAACCGACTCTGGGAAGCGGAGAAGAAAGGCGGTGGGGCCGTCCAGAAAGTCATCGATGAAATCGTCACCGCCATGCACGACGAGATGCCCGCCGCGGCGCGCGAAGCCGCACGGAGTATCGACGATGCCGCTGGCGACATCTCGCATGCCTTTGACGACGTGATCGTGACCGTGCGCAACATGCGCGATCTGATCAGCGAACCGATTGACGTCCAAGTCAATTACCTCAAACAGAACACCCAGCAATCGGAAGGCGCGAGACAGCAGGCCGGAGGACGCAGTTACGAACAGCAGCTCGCGGACTTCCTCGAGAAGAACCCCGGCGACATTGGGCGGGCGGCGGAAGCGATCGGGAACGTCCCAGGCTACGCGAGCGGCACGGGCGGGCGCTACATGGACTTTGGTGCAGGGACGCTCGCGATGTTGCACGGCCGAGAGAAAGTGGTCCCAGAAGGCTCAGAGAGCGGTGGCCTGACGATCGGGGCGATCACGGTCAACGTCAGCGGGTCAGGGAAGAACGCCGAAGACATTGCACGGGAGATTGCGCCCGCGTTGATCACGGAGATTCGCCGGAACTATCAGGGCACCCGGTCGCAACTCGTGGCGTTATTGGGGACGACCTAATGGCGAGCTCCCTGTTCTGCTATTACACCGACATCAAATCATTCGCGGCGACGTGGTCTCTGACGGCAGGGGCGGCGGATAGCGCCTTCCCCTTGGTGAACCTGAACAGCCCTCGTGCGGACGTGGTCTCCAAGATCACGAGCGGGACCGCGACGTACCGCGGAACGATCGCCTCCACGGCGATTCAAGCCGTGGCCTTCATCAATACCAACCTGTCTGGCGCGACCGTGACGGTGACGAACAACAACAGCATGGCGTCGCAGAGCTTGCTCATTCCGGCCGCGCAGCCTGATGGCCTGAGCCTGAATGGCTTTCTCGATCTGCGGCTGGTGACAACAGCCGCCACGCAGTGGAACTTCGCGATCTCGGGATTTGGGTCGAACGTCGCCGTCGGCAAGATTCTCCTCATCGCCAGCGTCCGCGAGATGTGCCATCGCTGGGGCGTGCAGATTAAGGAACGAAAGCCGTTCATCCTGCACCGCACGGAATACGGGATTCCGCTCGGATTCCCCTTGCGTGTCCGGTACCGAGAATTGCGGCCGAACCTTGCGCGAGAGTCTGAGCGAGCGGCCTATACGGCGCTGCGCCGCAGCGGCAGCGGACCCCATGAGCCGTTCTGGTTTGTACTCGATCCCGCCGTGAATGATCCGATGTATCTCTGGCATCAACCTGACGAGTGGGAGCACACGCGCGACGCGCCACTTATCACGAAGTGGTCGGATGTCTTTGAAGAGGTTAATCCTGGCCTCGGGCTCTGATGCCGATTGAATTTTGTTCCACGCCGATCGTGGTTGCGCCGGCCGCCGGGTCGGCGTCGATCGTGCTCACGCCTGGGTCTCCGATTTATACCAACTCCGCCTGGGGAGAACTGATCGCGTCGACGGGCTCGGCGATCACGCTGGTCGGGATCATGATCGGCGGCGGTCCGTCGTTCTGCGATGTCGATATTGGGGTCGGTGGGGCCGGATCGGAAGTCGTCGTCGGGACACTGACGCGTGCTGGTGCACAACGCGATTTCTATTTCCCGATTCCGATTGACAACGTCGCGTCAGGGGTACGTGTCTCCGCTCGGATCCGTGGGACGGCCACGACGGCGGCGCGCGTCCGCGTGCTGTATTACGAGGGCACGGGCCTCGCGGGATTCACGGCGACGGCCAAGCCGTGCATTACGCTGCCGATCATCGCACCCGCCGGTACACTCGTGGATGTCAATTCGTCCGCGAGTGCTTGGGCGAACGGGGCCTGGGCGCAATTGGTCGCCTCGGTCAGCAACAATTCCATTCTCGGTGCGGTGATGGCCAGCAGCGGGACGTCTGGCGCGAATGTGGAATTCGAGGTGGATCTCGGCATTGGGGCCGCGGCCTCCGAAGTCGTCTTCAGCACATTCCGAGGCACACGATTCGCGACGGGCGTGGGCGGACTCGGCCAGTACGTCATGAAACCGCCCTACGATTTCATCCCCTCTGGCTCTCGACTCTCGGCGCGTGTGCGCTGTGAAGGCACTACGATCGCCGTCTTCCGGGTATTCGTCTCCGTCTACGAGAAACCCGTGTGAGTATCGCCAGCATCGTCACGACGAAACCCCTGCACTGGATTCCGCCGGCGGCCGACGGCGTGTCAGTCACCCCGAACGCCAGCGCGTGGGTAAACTCCGCCTGGGTGCAAATCTCCGCGAGCACGCCTGGTATTTGGACGCTACAAACCGTCACCGCCTTTTCCGACAGCGGGCCGTCACCCGTTCATTTCGAGATTGACATCGGGACAGGTGCGTCCGGTTCGGAGGTCGTGGTTGGCACGTTGCCAGGCTGCAAGGAAAGTACGACCTGGAATCTGGAGTCGTACTTTCTCTCGTTCGGAATCCCGATCTCGATCGAAGCCGGCCTCCGCGTGGCGGTGCGTCTCCGTAAGCAAGGCACGGATACCACGGCGTGGACAATTGCGCTCGGGTATTACGAAGACGACGTCGGCACGTCCAATATCACCACACTGCCACAGTTGTGCGTGCCGAGCGCGGCGGATCCGATCAATGTCGCGTCTGGTGGCGCCAGTTGGTCGGTGGGGTCATGGGTCGAACTCAGCCCGAGCCTTGACGCCGGATCGATGATCGTCGGCGTGTCGATGCAGCGCCCTGACATGGTGTCCAACGACGATCTGATCCTAGAGATCGGCGTCGGCGCGGTCAGCTCGGAGACCGTGCTGACGCGGATCGCGACCACGGAGTTTTCCAACGCTTTTCATGGCGTGACGCGGTTCGTCGTGCCGCATCGGTTGGCGACGACGACGCGCGTCTCTGCGCGACTGTCGCAAAGCTACAGCTCTGGTGCGCGCACGTGCGAAGTGAAACTGATCTACTACGGGCCGCAGACAGCCGCCAGTGGGGATCTGAAGCATCAGGTCATCGAATACATCGGCAACGGCATCACCGGCCGCTTGATTCTCACTGCCTTTCCGCTGAACGTCGGGAACGTCGCGGTGTGGATCTATCCCGTGCTTCCGGCGGGTGCTGGAACGGCGACACCGCCTGTTGTTCGGACGTCCGCCGACGCGACGAATAGTTGGCTCGATGGAACGGCAGGCACATCCGCGAATTTCATCACAAGCCTGACGGCCGACGGCTTCACTCTTGGTGCCGGGGATGCGTTCGGGAAGGTGAACACCTCAGGTACCAAATACATCGCCATCGTCGTCTCGGACGTCTCGACGGACGGGGATTTTATCAAGACGGGTATCTACACCGGGAACGGCGTCGATGGTCGACTCATTGAGGTCAATGGCGGCGATCCCTGGCAGCCGACCCACGTCTGGGTGCATGGCATCTCTCACGTGTATCGGTCGACGGAGTTTGTCGGCGATTCCTCGGTGACCCTCCGGGCCTCAGTGGCTGGCGTCAACATGATCCAGTCGTTTGAGACGACGGGCTTCACTGTCGGCACGTCAGTCAACACAAACACCAATACGAACGCCTACGGCTATGTCGCGTTCCGGGCTGGTCCGGAGTTTCTCGCGACGGGCTTCGCGAGCTTTACGCTGCAAGGCACGGCGGTCGATGACGTCGTCTCAGGCTTAGGTTTCACACCGGGCTTTCTTCTGGCCAAGGAATACAACGCCGCAGGCGTCAGCTATTACAAAAGCACGACGTTTCCGAACAACGCCGCCGATCTCGGAGACGACTCGCAAGGCTGGAACAGCACGAACGATACCGGCGCAGCCGTCAAGTCGCTGGTCTTCGGCGGGGCCGTATTAGGGTCCGTCGTCGCGCCTGCTGGTGCCACGATCTACGGCTGGGCCTGGGACGACGTAGACACGGATGCGCCGCCGAGCACGTCGCCATGCACTGGGGGTGGCACGGTCGCCTCAGGGACCAACCCGTCCGCCGGCACGTCCCTCGCCACGGCGACGACCATTCATAAGTGGATGGAGGTCACGATCGGCGCGACGACATATCGCTGGTCGGATGTGGCGATCAATTTCACGACAGCGAAAGAACCGCGCGTCCTCTCGTGGGGCCGCGCGGCGCGCGGGTTGACGGATGGTCGTGGCGGGATCGAAACCGCAGCCATGACGATTCGCCTGGCGGATGTGGATCGTGTGCTCCGAGGTTTGCATTCCACGAGTGTGCTGTTGAACAAGGTGGCGACGATCTACGCGGCAGATGAAGCTACGATCCGGGCAGCCGGGACACCGTGGACCGTCTTCACGGGCGTGGTACGAGACTTCAGGCCGGAGTCCGACCTGAGCTATCGACTCGTGCTCGAAGACGCGCTGACATTGTCGATCTCGGCGTTTGCCCAGGAACGGCTGGTGCCGTCCTATCTGATCGGCCCACTGATCAGTGACGGCAACCCGGTGGAAAAGGTCTGGGACTCCCCGGCGCAAATCTGTTATGGCGCCCTCAGCGATGAAGACGACGAAGAACCAGAAGGCACCGTGCTCTGTCCGTTCATTGCGGCCGAGACGCTCCCCGGACATGAGGAGCTCGGCAACCTCTACAAGTATCTGGTCTGCCGCGGCGCGAGCCATGACGTGCAGGCGGTGTTCGTTGGCGATCCCTTCAGCGGCACGCCGCCCACGACGCGCGCGAAAGCTGGTGCCGGTGAATACGGGACTCGGTTATGGGTGCCGCATCGGGCGGGATGGCTCGAAGCTGTCGACTACGCGATCCAGGATAGTCGACGCTGGACCTACATCTACCTCGATCAGAATCACCCCGGCGCGGATCCATCGCGGCAAAACAAGATCCCTTTGCTCGCGAATATCTGCGGTCGTGAGACAACCGGGGATGCGACGGGCAACACGATCGATTCCCTCCCATTGCAATTGCTGCACTTCATCAATAACGAAGTCGTGCAAGACGCCACGGGGGACTGGCTGTCTATCAAAGCACTCGGCGCCTACAGCCTTCTCGACACAGCCAGCTTCACGACGGTGAAGACGCGGAGCGAAGCGCGGATCGCGGGCGGCTACATCGGCGCGTCAGTCATCGGCTACGGTTTCCGACAGATCACCTTGCGTGATGCGATTGCGCAGTTCTGTCAAAGCGGCGATTTCGACCTGGGCGTCAACGGGTACGGGCAAATCATGGTGACCATGTTGGACCGCACGAACACCGCAGCCAGCGTCCCGATCTTTACCGCCGAACATGACATTCTGAAAGACAGTTTTAGCATCGATCCGAAGACCGATGAAGTCGAAAACAAGATCCGGTACGTCTACAAGCGGAAGTACGCGCCGGAGTTGCAGCAGCTCAATCCGAAACAAGGCACCAGGCTCCCGCGCGAACCGTTCGATGCGAATTGGTTGAGCGGATTGCAGACCGTTGAAGATGCTACGTCGATCGGCGACATCGGCGAGACACGCGAGTCTCAGTTACTCGAACTGGAGATGGTCCGCGATGCCGCCACGGCAGACGATGTCGCGGCGCAACGGCTCGCGCTCCGCTGTCCGTCGAAAGGTCGGGCCGTGGCGACGTTTGATGTGACGGTCTCGCGCGGGGCAAGCGTGGAGCTCGGCGACATTGTGAAGGTCACACACTTTCAAGGACTCGGCGCCAGTGGGTGGACGGCGCAACGTCTACAGGTGCGACGGATTGAGTTGGATTTGGATCGGCTCACGATTTCCCTGACGTGTCGGGATGTCCATGA